AAGCGCTCGGGGCCGGGCATCCCGCCCATCCGAGCCAAGAAGGACGCCCGGCGCGGATTGTCGCCCGCCTTTACCGGGGCCTTCAGGTTCATTCCCTCGGCCTTGGCAGACGCGCGGCCCTTGGCGTTTAAGCCACCGCTGGTCGACTTGCCTTCCTTACGCTGCCAAGCAGGGGTTTTGGCCATCACTTGGCCTTCTTTGCTGTCTTGGCCGAAGCCTTGAATGCAGCCGCCGTGGGCGCGCCCTTGTCGCCCGGCTTCCGCATTTTCTCGCCCGATCCGGCTTTGATACGGGCTTTCTTGGCGGCGATGTTCGCGTAGAGACCGCCGGGCATTACTTCTTGCCCTTCATCATGCAGCGGCCCATTGCCTTGCACTTGGCAGGGTTAGGGCAGCCTTTGCACGGGGTGAACTTCACTGGCTTTTTCATTTCTTCTTCGCCTTTCCTGCTTTGCTGAGAGCAATGGCAATCGCTTGCTTTTGCGGCTTGGTCTTCATTTCCGTGCGGATGTTAGCAGAAATCGTCTTAGCAGACGAACCTTTTTTGAGTGGCATTATGGCCTCCTCTGGCGCGGGATGCCGACACCCTATCACATTGCAAGCAACCGCGCTAGGATCGTTCCACGGTTACTCCGTGGCGCTCGCTGTATCCGTTTTGAGCCGCCGCCATCGCTCTCGCCTCTGCCGCCTCTTCAAGCGTATGGAAGTATCCAAGATTAAAATATCTACCCGAAATCCCAATCTGAGCCACCCACTTCTGTGTCTTTTTGCTCCAAACGACACCGCAAACGCCAGATGTGTTCTTGGCGTTCATTGATTTGTTTCGACAGTTTTCTTGATTGGAAACAACGCGAAGGTTGCAAATCCTATTGTCGGTGCGGATGCCGTTTACGTGATCTATTTGCTCTTTTGGCTCCTCACCGTGATAAATCGCCCAAGCTATCCTATGAGCCTTGAATGTATCGCCGTCGATCTTCCCGACGAGATACCCCTTTGCCTCTTTGTTAGTAAACGCTGGCTTTCCTGCCCACCTTGTCCTCCAACCGTTAGACATCAAGCTGCAATCTCGCCAAAAAATTTCACCAGTATCATGGTCATAGCGCAAACGCTTGTGCAAATAATCAGTGGCTGGTAGAGTTTTCGTAATCATGGACTGCCCTCCTGAGGCGTCTGGTGATAGGGGCGAGATCGACGTTGCAAGCGTCTCTCGCCCCGACAGATTACAGTCGATCAAGGAAAAGTCAAATAATTCCCTTGATGTTCCGCCTGATCGGCGTCCCCCAATCGTCCTGAGTTACCATCCCGGCCTTGTAGACGGCAACCAAGCCAAAGGCATCGGCGGCATGGCTGGAGAAGTCATGCTCAGGCCCAAGCCCGATCCCGCGCACCTCGTCCCGCTTTTCGTGATACCAGCCCAGAGCCTCGCGCCCGCCGCGCGTTGTCTCCTCGTTGAAGCGGATCGCCGGGAACAAGCGACGGGCCGCATCGATACGCTGCAACGCAGCACCGGCACCTTGGTTCTTCACCAAATCGACCACGAAGCCAGCCTCGCGCAGATAGGACATGGGCGTGACGGCATAGACGCTGTCGTGCTTGCGCCCGTCGTGCGGCAGGACGCAGACGGCTTCCTCGTAGTCATTGGCCCGGAGCCAGTTGACGTGCGCCTCGAAGGGCTGGCCAACGGCCTCGTAATAGTCCAGCACGCGCACCTCGGGGCCGATGAATTGCACGATCCAGATCGACGTGGCGTCAGACTTGGACGAGGTTCCGCCGATGTCCCAGCAGGCGTAGACCTTCATCAGCGGATCGCGCGGGATGAAGCCGATCCGGCGCTCAAGCTGGGCGTCGGTCAGGTGTTTGGCATAGTACGCGCCTTCGAGAACGGTCGCATATTCGCCTTCCCAGATGTGACCGTATCTCTCTGGCTGGTTCTCCAAGCAATCCCGGCGCTCTTGCTCTAGGACTGATGGGAACCACGGATTGTCTGACCAGTTGGCCCGGACAACGACCGATCCCGATGGCATGACAGGCCCGCGCAGAAGTTGGTCGATGGGATCGGTGGGGCGCGATGGGTTCCAGCTAAACCAAAGCTCAGAGTTCTCGGCACGGATTGTCGGGCGCAGAAGTGAGAGGGATCGGTCGGACAGGGATTGGGCTTCTTCAACCCAAGCCCGGTCGAAGCCTTCAAGCGACTTCACGCTGTCTGCGGTGTGATCCTGCATCCCTTGGAAGATGATGAGGCCATCGCCGGGCGTTTCGATTACCTCGCGGAATACCTTAAAGCCTTGGGCCTCGCCGAGGTTGTAGGATTGCAGAGTATCTTCAATCAGCTTCTTGGCGGATTGCTTGAGGGACTTTTGCACTTCACGGATGCAGACGCTGCGATGGCCGGGGAACATCAGATGCTCTTCGGCGAGAAGCCCTGCGAAAAAGCGTGACTTGCCTGAGCCTCGGCCACCCCATGCGCCTTTGTATCGGGATGGGTTTAGGAGCGGCGCAAAGGCCGCTGCCGTTCTGATTTGCAGGCGGTTCTTAGGCATTATCGTCTTTGGGCTGTACGATGACGCGTTCGATTACCTGCGGCGTCATGCTGCCGTCTGAGGATGTCAGGTCAACGTCGTGCTTTTCGCGCCAGCCTGCCCGTGTTTTCATCCAGAAGATCATGGCGGTGGTGTCGCCTTTGGTGGCCTTGTTGAACAGCGCACCGCCGACCGAAGCATTAGCGCGGGCCAAGGCTTGATCCAATTCCTCTCGGTAGTATTTGGTCAGCGTCTTGCCATCGATGCCAAGGATGTCCGCGATGACCGCTTGCGGCGTGCCAATGGTGGCATGAAGCTGCACAAGCTGGCGGCTTTCCTTTGATGGTTCGTGCGGTGGGCGGCCCATCTTACTCATGCGGCTTCTCGCTTTTGCTTAAGTTGGTCATAGGTTTCGCCCGTCGCTTCCAGCGTTGCCTCTTGCCCGGTGAAGTCCTGCCAGCGCTTGACGATCACGTCGCAGTATTTCGGGTCAAGTTCCATCATGCGGCAGTCGCGGGCTGTCTTTTCGCAGGCGATCAGCGTGGAGCCAGAGCCGCCGAAGAGGTCGGTGACACATGTCAATCCGTTGCCCCAATTCTCAAAAAACCACAAAGCCAATGCGACAGGCTTTTGTGTCGTGTGCAGGCGGTCCTCTCCCTTTTCTTTGTTCTTGAAGCCGCCCCATTGAAGCCAGCACATCTTGTTGCGCTCTTTGCGCGACCAACAAAGTTCAAAGTCACCATGTGGGTTCGCTGCTTCAGTTTCACGTTTTTTGTTCCAGACGATTATGCCTCCACGGCCCAATTTTTCTGGGTAATACTGATATCCCCAAACAAACATTTCTTTTGCGCCCTTAAACATCTGCACAAGAAATGATGGGTCAAAGTCATCACCATCACCAATAATCATTTCTGCCTTGTTGCGTTTATTTGTCACGCCAGCCTTGTTTCCCGCGAATTTGTCGCTGCTGTAGGCAATTCCATAAGGCGGGTCAGTGAACACCATGTCAGCCTTCCGACCCGCCATTAGCTTGTCCACCGCGTCAATGCTTGTGCTATCCCCGCACATCAGCCTATGCCGCCCCAGCAGCCACACGTCGCCTTCAACCGTGACAGGCACCGCAGGCACCTCTGGAACCGCGTCCTCGTCGGTGAGGCCCTCGGTTGTCTCGGCCAAGAAGTTTGCAATCTCGTCCACGCTGAAGCCCGTCAGGTTCAGGTCAAAGCCTTGGCTGTCCAAGTCCTGCAATTCGATTTTCAGCAAATCGTTATCCCAGCCTGCGTCCAGCGCAAGGCGGTTGTCCGCGATGACATAGGCACGGCGCTGGGCCTCAGTGAGGTGCGATGCTTCGATGACGGGCAGATCGGCAAGGCCCAGCTTTTGGGCTGCCATGACGCGCCCGTGGCCTGCAATGATGCCGTTCTCGCCATCCACGATGATCGGGTTCAGAAAGCCAAACTCGCGGATGCTGGCGGCGATCTTGTCCACTTGCTGCGGCGAGTGCGTGCGGCTGTTGCGGGCGTATGGCACCAGCGAGGCTACTGAAACTGTTTTATAGTTCGGAAATAGTTTCATCTGTCGGTCCCCGGTGCAGATTGTCTGTCGCGCATCTTAACGCTTTACCGCCAAATATGCAAAGGTTGATCCATAGGCCCGCTTGCAGAAGAGAAGGGCGAGCTTGTCGGTCTCGGCTCTGGCGGCTGCGTGGCGATGAATGCCGCCGCAATGCTGGCCGACATGGTAGACGA